TTCGCCATGATTGACCAAAGCAATATGATCGTTGGTCCTTGGCCTGACAATAACTACACAGTTGAGATTGTTGGCACGATCCGCCCTGCCAGTTTGTCATCTGGCAACACGGAGACTTTCATTAGTCTCTATCTTCCTGATCTCTTCATCATGGCGAGCATGATTTACGTGTCTGGCTTTCAGCGCAACTTTGGCCGTCAGTCAGATGACCCCGCCATGGCGCAATCTTATGAGAGCCAATACCAGACGCTACTTGGCCCCGCTGTTGTGGAAGAGGCTCGCAAGAAATTTCAATCTGGGGCTTGGAGTTCTATGTCTCCCGCTGTTGCTGCAACGCCAACACGGGGCCAGTAAATGCCTCACGCTTCGTTGAAACTGGTTCCGGGAGTTGACCAGAACAGAACACCCGCGCTTAATGAAGCAGCTATCTCTTACTCCAATCTAGTCAGGTTTATTCCAGACAGGGATGGCCTTGGGCTTGTACAGAAACTTGGTGGCTGGGTTAAGTTTTACCCAAACCAGATTGATTCCATTGTTCGCGCTCTTCATGCTTGGCAAACTTTAAACAACCAAGATTACCTCGGCGTTGGCGCTGAAGATTCTTTGAATGTTATCAATTCAGGGTCGCTAAGGAACATCACCCCAGAGATTCTGGTTGTTAATCCGCCGGTAAATGTCTCCACTGTATCCGGCAGCTTTGTGGTAACGATAACAGACCCAAACAGTAATATTGATAACTTTGATTCTGTTTTGATCTCTACACAGATCACTGTTGGCGGTTTGCGCCTTCAGGGGCTTTATCAATGCACCGCAATCAGCGCAAACACATATAGTATCGTTGCAACCAACGTGCTTGGCGATCCGCAGATAGCCACATCAACCGTTACCAATGGTGGGGATATTCCAACATTCACATCTACGAGCGGAAGTTCCTTTGTGAATGTGCAGTTAACTGCGCATCAGTATTCTCTTTATGACACGGTAACATTTCTCGTCTCGACAGATGTCGGCGGAATTACAATCTACGGCAATTACACCGTTGTTGATGTTGTTGATCCAGACAACTTTACAATTAGTGGAAGTGTAACGGCGTCATCATCCTCTACTGCAATAATTAATAGTGGCCTTGCGCGCTATACCTATTTTAATGGCATCGGGCCTATCGCTGCTGGAACCGGCTACGGCGTGGCTGGATATGGTGCGGGCGGATATGGAACCGGCATCACCCCATCTGCCTTTAGAGTATGTGCAACAATAGGCACTAAGGGTGACGGGACAACCGCCACCATCAGCCACAGCACCAATACAGCTATTCCAGTTGGTACTATCGTTACCGTAGCTGGCATAACGCCTGCCGGGTACAACGGTTCATTCCCGGTGCTGGATTCCACATCCAATCAGTTTGCTGTGACAAATGCCACGGGTACGGGCTCTACCGTAACTCTGACTCACGCCGGCGGTGTATCTATTGAGATAGGCACTGTGCTTACCGTAAGCGGTGTGAATCCTGCTGGCTATAACGGTGTATATACTGTCACGGGATCAAGCTCGACCACTGTACAGTATGCGTCCGCAACCACTACGGCCTATGTGTCTGGAGGCTTAATTGCTTCCAACACGATAGACGTGGCCGACTCTGCCACTGGGGCGCAGACGGTTGCGGGAACTATCACCATCTTTGATCTTCCCGGCATCTTTGACGTGTCTGATTGGACGTTAGATAACTGGGGTGAGAACTTTCTTGCATGTCCTGTTGACGGTGGAATCTATCAGTGGATTTCCAGTGCAGGCGATCCAGTCGCTACTATTATTCCGCAAGCGCCTTACGTCAATGACGGCATATTTGTCGCCATGCCACAGAGGCAAATCATTGCGTGGGGCTCTAGTTTTACCGGCATCCAAGACCCGCTTCTGATCCGCTGGTGCGATGTTCAGAATTATAATGTTTGGATTGCAAGCCCGACTAACTTGGCAGGGTCATATCGCATCCCCAAGGGTTCAAAGATTGTCGGCTGTATCCAAGGCCCGCAGCAAGGTCTGATCTGGACTGACCTCGCCATATGGGCGATGCAGTACGTTGGCTATCCAGATGTGTATAACTTCAACGAGATTGGAACCGGATGCGGCCTGATCTCTCGCAAAGCTGCGGGATCAATGAATGGCATCGTCTATTGGATGAGCCAGTCTCAGTTCTTTAGGCTCGCCGGCTCTGGCCCTGAACCTGTTACGTGTCCAATTTGGGACGTTGTGTTCCAAGACTTGGATACGAGCAATCTTGATAAAATTAGGATTGCGCCAAACAGCCGATTTGGTGAAGTGACATGGTACTATCCCACCAATAGCAATGGTGGGGAAGTGAGCCATTACGTCAAATACAACATTTACCTAAACAGTTGGGACTTTGGTGAGCTTGGTCGTACTGCATGGATCAATCAATCTGTTCTTGGGCCGCCCGTTGGCGCGGCTCCTGACAGGTTCATTTATCAGCACGAAACATCCACTGACGCAGATGGTCAGGCGATGAACTCGTACTTTCAAACTGGTTACTTCCAGTTGCAAGACGGTGATCTTCTGACGTTCATTGACCAGTGGTGGCCGGACGCAAAGTGGGGCTATTACGGCGGCGTTCAGAACGCAAACCTTCTGCTGACTTTCTATGTGACACAGTATGCTGGTGAAACACCAATAACGTATGGCCCGTTTAATTTAACGCAAGCTACACAATACGTAACACCGCGTCTTCGTGGTAGGCTTGTATCAATGAAGATCGAGAGTAATGACATTGGAACATTTTGGCGGCTTGGCAATATGCGCTATCGCTGGCAACCTGACGGGAAATTCTGATGGCTAGTTTAGACGATATTCTTACTACGCAGAAAAACGGCGTTGTTGGCATTAATGCGCTTAATCAGACTACTGTGCGCAACAGCGGAACCAATACGTCTCTGACCGTTACCTCGGACACTGTTGTTATTACGGGTTTTGGTCGCTTGGTAAACTTTGCTGTGATTGTGGCGGGATCATCTGCCGGGGCTATTTATAACAACACCACGACTACCAGCCCTGCGGCATCTTCACAGCTTGCGGCTGTTCCAAACACAATCGGTATTTATCTTTCAGGTCAAATCTTTACGTCTGGACTTGTGATTGCTCCGGGCACCGGACAGTCAATCAATGTAACTTATTCTCTGGGGTAAGCCATGCCGCTCAAAAAAGGTTCATCCCAAAAGACTGTTAGTTCCAACATCTCGGAACTAATTCGCTCTGGCAAACCTCAAAAGCAGGCTGTTGCGATTGCTCTTAGCGTTGCTAAGTCTGCGCGGCCAAAGCACGCAACAAGTGGTGCCGTTAGGCTCCCTAACGTAAACGATCTTCCGCCGGAACTTGCTGACTTGTCCCCTGCACCAAAGCGTCTGCCGCATGTTAATTCTCCAAATGTAGACAAAATGTTTTGGGTTGAGAATCGTGAGAGAAGAGCTTTTGGGGGTAGTGTTGTTACTACTGAGAAGGTCCATGTAGGGCCAATTCATTCTCAGGTCGCTGGCCGCACCGACCACTTGCCCATGCACGTTCATTCCGGGTCATATGTCATTCCGGCTGACATCATTTCCGCCATGGGTGAGGGCAACACCATGGCCGGGTTTAAGGTTGCCAACAACCTGTTTGGTCCTGAACAGGGTATTCCGTTGGCGAGGGCTAAAGGGGGAGAGACTGGTGAGCTTGTTCCAATCATAGCGGCGGGCGGTGAATATGTGATTCATCCCGACGATGTAACGCGAATTGGTCAGGGCAACTTGGACGAGGGGCACAAGGTGCTAGACCATTTTGTGAAGAAGATGAGGGCCAAGACGGTCCAAACGCTTAAAAGCTTACCGGGCCCCGCTAAGGATTAACTTATGCAGAATGACCTCGGAATCAGAGTTGGCACGCCGGACGACGTGGACGCAATCATGGAGATTGCTTTGTCAGCCTGCGAGGAGAATGGGTTTGTTGACCCAAATCCTGCAAAACTTCTGAGTGAAATTTGGCCTGCGCTTAACCTTGACAAAGGGCTTCTGGGTGTCATTGGAGAACCCGGCGGCAAGATGGAAGGTGCTGTTCTTCTTAGAATTGGCGCAATGTGGTATAGTGACAAAGAGGTGCTTGAAGAGAAGGCTATCTTCATTCACCCGGACTACCGTAGTGCCAAAGGGGGCAGGGCGCGTCGGCTGTGTCAGTTCTCTAAACACGTAGCCGACTCACTTAGCATCCCTCTGATTATTGGGGTGCTGTCTAACAACAGGACTGAAGCCAAAGTCCGACTTTATGAACGTCAGTTTGGCAAGCCAAGCGGTGCGTTTTTCCTCTATAATGCCCGCACTGGCGGGTTCAGGGCTGCTGCGGAGTAACTGGGATGGGTGGAAAGACCGCAACAACTACGCAATCGGTCCAAATACCGCCAGAGGTTCTGGCAAGGTATAATTCCGCAAATGCGGCGGCTGAAGCGGCGGCAAAACAACCATTTCAGAAATACACCGGTCAGTTTGTAGCGCCAATTAATGCGACACAACAGGCCGGCATCAACGCTACGGGCGCTGCGGCCAACATGGCCCAGCCGTACTACCAGAACGCGACCAACTATCTGTCTAGTGCTTACGGTCAAGCATCGCCTATGATGCAGGGCTCCGTAGCTCAAGGTCAATCTGGGCTCAATACCGCCACCGGCATGTATGGTGAGGCCCTTCAGGGCGGCTTCACTGCTCGTGACATTGGCTCTCAGTATGCCACGAAGGCGCTCGGTGACATTGGCAGCGCTTACGGAACCGCATCGCCATATATGGGCCAAGCTGGGAATTTGACTCAAAGCGCTCTTGGTGCAGCAGCGCCCATGATGGGGCAGGCTTCTCAATATCTTCAGGGCGGCACGCAGGCCGTTAATGCCGGTGATTTGTCGGCCACGGACATTAATAAATATATGTCCCCCTACATGCGCAATGTTGTGGAATCACAGCAGGCGTTGCAGCTTCAGGAAAACGCGGCTCAACAGGCAGCCCTTCGCGGCACTCAAATTGGTGCCGGTGCTTTTGGTGGCGACCGCGCGGGGATTTCTGCGGCTAATCTTGCCAAACAGCAAAGCATGGCAAATCAAGCCACGTTGGCTAACTTGCTGCAAAGTGGCTTCGGTCAGGCCGCTGGAATGGCACAGCAGCAGCAGGCAC